ATGATAGTGGTTCACCTATTGGACAAGACAAATCGTCTGCTGCTAAACTTAGTAAGTTGATTAAGAAAGTAAATGCCGAAGTTCAAAAGAACTTTACTCTTGGTGATACGCCTGCTATGAAACTTCCTAAAGTAGCCGACTATGCTAATCAGAAGAAACGATTTATTAGTAAATTGGATAAACTTCGTAAAGAATTCAAATTAAAAGATACTGATAAGGTAACTGAATATCATAAACAGTGGTGGGAAAAATTTATTCTTGACCAAGCCAATAAAATGAAATATGGTATTCCAAATGATATTCTTGTTAAGTTAGTTAATCGATGGGCATTAGGTGATAAGAGTGGATTTAAAGTTACTGATGTTAAAAAAATGATTGATAATGATAAGTTTAGAGATTGGGTATTGAAGTTTGATAAACAAGACCAAAGTAAACAAATGGCGAAAAATGTACAACCATTTGAACATTTATTCTTAGAACTTGGCGCTCAAATTATGAAAAACGTTTCGAATTTGTTGGTAGCAAATCCTGATGAAGCTGTACAAAAGATGAGGGCTGAAGTCGAAAAAACTGCTAAGGAAATGGAAAATTCGACTGATGTAAAGAAGATTGAAAAGTTTAAGAAACAAATGGAAAATCTTAAAGCGATAGGTGGATATGATGTAATTGCTCCAACTGAAGGAATGGTATTTACATTTAATGACAAGGTGTATAAGTTAGTAGGTACATTTCAACCTGTACATCATATTATTAGTTTATTGAAATATGCTTAAGGAAATATAATGAACAGAAAACGACTTAGAGAAATCATACGAGAAGAAGTTCAAAAACTTAAATTACAAAAAGATTTATATGAAGAACTTGCTTCATTAGAACATGAACAGTGGATGGATTGGGCGAAAAATATTGCTGAAACTGAAAAGATAACTCCTGAACGGCTTAAACGGTGGAAAGAAGATTTGTTTGTTCCATATGAAGAATTACCTGAAGAGGAAAAGAAAAAAGATAGAGTTTGGGTAAACAAAGTATTAAAAATAATTGCACGTGAAACTGGACGTGAGGAATTATAATGGCTGAACGTGATTATAAAGACGAATATAAAAAATTTCAATCATCTGATAAGATGAAAAAGTATCGTGCTGAATTGAACAAATATAATCGTGACAAAGGCACATATGGAAATGGAGATGGCAAGGATGCCACTCACAAGGATGGCAAGATAAGTGGTTTTGAACCAAGTAGCCAAAATAAAGGACGACGTGAAAAATCGAGGTTGAAAAAAGAAGATATGATAAGAGAAATGATACGTGAACATATCCATTTTATTTTAATGGAAGGTGGAAATATTCCTGGTGTTAATTCAACTGTTCCTAAAGCCAATTTAAGTTATACAATTGAAAATGGATTAAGACTTGCTGGGTTAGGAAAACTTAAATATACGGTCGTGGGAAATAAGAATAAACCAGTACTTGGCGACGTTGATGTGGCTGTAAATGAAAAGACGTTGCGTATGAAATTAATTTTAATGGAAAAGAACCAGAACAATTTTGGTTTGAACTTGATGAATATCTTAGTAAACAAACGAAGATAAAAGGATATAAAGTTGTTAAGGGATTGAAACAATTTCATTTGGTTGTTCCATTGGTTGACAAGAATAAGAAACAAATATCAGCGTTCGATAAAGAGGGTAATCCGCTTCCTGAACCTGGATTTGTACAATTAGATATTTTTATTGGCGATTTGAAATGGATGTCGAACGCTTTGTCTTCATCTGACCCAAATAGTAAATATAAAGCTGTATATCGTAATTTGTTTCTTGTCGACATCTTGTCACAATTGATATTCAAGACGAAAGACCCAAATGTAAAACGTAAGATGCAAATTGATTGGAAAGAAGGAATTGAACTTGTTGATTTTACGACTGATGAAAAGGGAAAACGTAAAAAACTTAAAGTTAAAAAAGTAACTGGCGACATGGATAAATTTGTTAAGTTTTTATTTGGTTCAAAATTTAACTTTAAAGATATAAGTTCATTTGAAAAATTATATAAGTTGTTCATGAGTAATAAATTTCATTATCCAAAAATGAGAAAGAGTATATTGGATGCTTTTAAAAAGACATTACAAAATTATAAACTTGAACAACCAAAGGAATTAAGATGATTAAATTAAAATTGTTGTTAGAGAAAAAAGACCCATATGATAGAGTACGTGATGCTTGGAAAAAAGCACATAAACGTGTACCAATACATTCTGTTGGTTCTCATGAATATCCTAAAAAGATATACCAAGCGACAATTGATGAGATGAATAAGGAATTTAAAAAAGAATTTCCTAAAGGGGCTTTTACTGACAAACAAATTTATAGGTCATTATTTAGTGATAGAATAAAAACTGGAATGGATGCTTGGGATTATTTATCTGACCTTATTGAAAAAAGGATGTCAAAGAAATGATTAAATTAATGGACATATTAGCTGAAGGCGGTTGGGCTTCTGCGAAAACACAAGGTACAGAAATTACACCAAAGTTGGTTGCTAAAGTAATGCCTGTGGTCAATAAGTTCATTAAGGATTTTAATGCTATTGTTGACAAGGATGATAAGCCTCCTATTAAGTTAGTGAGTCCTGTTGGTTCAACAAAGTATTGGGAAAAGGATTTAAAAAGTAATCCTGATACTCATTATGGTGATATTGATTTACTTATATCTTTTCCTGTTTGGTATAAAGATGGAAAGAATTCTCGTGAAAATGAAAATAAATCCATAAAATATTATTATGATAAGATAGTAGAATTATCAGGAAAGTTACCATATCTTGATTCTGATACGAAAAATACTGGTGGTAAAAATCTTATATTAAAGATAGGCGATGATTATGTTCAAGTGGACTTTGTTGCTACGACACCAGAATATGAAGATTGGACACAAGGACGATTTACACCTGAACATGGATTGAAAGGATTTACTGTTGGTAAACTTTTTACGGCTCTTGGGAATTTGTTTAATCTTAGTATGGGAGATAGAGGAATACTTGGTAAAATGAAACAAGGTGTTCTTGTTCCGACGAAGATGCAAAAGGATGTAGAAATAATAAAAATATCTAAGAGTTATAAAACGTTTATCCGTGATTTAACTGAATTTATTTTGAAATATTATGACCCAAAAATAAAGAAATATAAAGAACATCCTGAATTGAAAAAATTCAAGGGATTGAATCCTGAAAATGTTAAATTAGCTAATTTTGCTAAAGGTGTTGCTGGGATGGCTAAGACACTTGAATTGAATGGATTGTTTGATAAAAATGACGTTGCTGGTACTCGAAGCGCAAAAGAATTAATGAAAAAAATACGTGATGAATATCAAAAAGTAATGTTGGCTCAATTAAGTGGAAGTAAATTTAAGAAGGCGAACACGCCAGAAGCCTATCAAGCGATAGAAAAAGTCAAGAAACACACGAAAGAAGGTATAAACATTGTAAATAAATATTTAAAGTAATTCTTTATTATATTTATATGTATGGAAATATTAGGAGAACATGATGGACAAGAAACTTTGGGAAAAGATGCTTCATAAAAATACTTTAAACGAAAGTATTCAAGGCGCTATTTTAAATACAATAACTGACCTCATAGATAAAATTGAACGTTCTAAAGGTTCTCTTGATGATAAGACAATCAATGAGTATGTTAGCACGCTTAAAAAGATGTGGAATAAAATTAGAAAATCAAAATTTTAAAGGAAAATAAAATGGATAGAAATTTGTGGAAAAAATTACTTCACGAAAATACATTATTAAATGAAGCAATCGAAACCGCTGACGAATTTGTTCCTATGATTGAAAAGACGATTAAGAAACATTTTCCAAAATCGACTGTTCAAGTGAAATTTGATACACGTTTTGCATCAGCGATTACAATTCAATTTGCTGTTGGAACGAAACAAGATTGGTCTCATGGGTATTTTGAAAATGATATTTCCAGAACGACAATGATGATTTGGGGCTTCGACAAGGAAGGTAATATGCCGAAAGGAAAGATACAATTAGACCCGCATATTGCAGGTAAGATTTATGTAATACCAGGTCCTGGTTCATATAATGCTTATGATTCAGTTAAAGTTCCTATTCGTAAGAAAACTGGAACACCTGAACAAGTATTAAAATCGATAGATAAATATTTTAGTGATTTGAAAAGTACATTAAAAGCAAATAAAGATAAATTTTCAAAAAGTCACGAATACGCTACTAAATACATTTAAGGAGAATATAAGATGGACATGAGAAATTGGCGAAAAATGTTAAGTGGTGATATGTCACCTCTTAAAGAAAAAAAGGAAGAAGCGATAATTCCTGAAAATGCCATATATCGTATACATTGGAGAACTGGACAACGTTCAAACTTAGTTGACCATGATGGTGCTATACGTCGTGTGAACGAACAGATGAATCAAACAGGTTGGGAATGGATGAAAGTTATTAATACTGAAACCAAACAACAACAAATCGTATACGAACCAAAATCTGGCAATCGTGGATTTCTTCATTTGAAGAAATTAGACGAAAATATGTTATCAGAAAAGGCTAAGTTTGATATAGGAATGGCTTCTATGGGTAATGGTCTTACTGTTTACAATCGTGCTAAGGAAGAACATGGCGACTATCAAAAGATTGCACATATAGGTAGAGATAGGAAAGTCAAATATTATGTACAGAATCTTCCATCTGACGTAAAGAAACAAATTGAAAAAGCTGCTAAAGGTAAAAATCAACCAATGTCGGCTACTCAACCCTGGATGAAAACATTTGATGAAGGTAAATTGAATGAAACAGGTGAATGGGATGATTCTGAAGGTAAAGAGTGGCTTAAACATTTAGAAAAATCTATGAAAAAATTACAAAGCATGACAAAAGGAAAAGCTAAGTTTGTTCGTGCTCGTGGTTTTGATATGTATCAAGGGCCTGTTGCTGTTGTTAAGATAAATGGTAAAGCTTATGAAGTGTGGACAACTGAAGATGATGAATTTTGGATTGATGATTATCCAGTTGATAATACTTCAAAACGTGGTTTACGAAAAGGATTTCAAGGCGACTTATATGATTTAGCTGATGTCATTGTTAATGGTGGAAAATAAATGTATAAAGCCAAGTTTGTAAATAATCAACTCTGGATAGATGAAGGTTTATTCAAACATTTATCCGAAAAGTTTGGAGTTGATGATAAAGATGGAAAACAATATATCCATGTGGGTAGTTATTTTTCATCGAATTTAGTAGCGGAAAAGAAAGACGGTGGATATTATAAAGTTGTTCCTGCTGGAAGTCAATATAATGAACGACCTGTGTTACAATTAGAAGCGTATTGGGATATTTTAAAACATGGTGACGTAGTATTAGAAGGTGAAGTGCCAATTTTTTATAGAATGTGGTATGGTAATCGAGGCGTACCAATGAACGACAAAAGAATTGTTGGAGAAAATAAAATGAATGAACAAAAAGAAACCTTTTATATTGTGAAAGGAAGTAAACCTGTTGATAGTTTTTATTTAAATGAATTACCAACTAAACACGTTTGGTATGGAGATGTAAAAGATAAGTCTTTACATAAATATAAAGACCATTTAAACCAAGTCGAATTGCCAGTTCCTTCTAAAATGTTCCCTATTAGAAAAAATAGTTGGATGGTTTTTAATAGTAAAAAAGACGCTGAAGATTATTTAAAACACGCTGAAAAAAGTATTAAAAGTGATAAGAGATTTAAACCACATATAAAAGATTCTTTATTAAAATATTTAAAAGGAATGAAAATTGTCTCAAAAATGACAAAGGAAAATAAAATGAATGAAGCTAAAAACAATGCCAAGTTTGTTAAAGAAGATGGTAAGTGGTATTTAGAAACTACGCATATGGGAAAACAACCTATTAGTAGATTTGGAATTAAATCTAAAGGTGATAAGGCATATCTTTATTATCTTAGAAATAATAAAGAAGATGCCGAACATTATGGAACTAAATATAAAGACCCAAATGACGACGTAAACAAATATTATCCAACACGTGCTGCTGCTAAGAAAGCTCAAAAAGGTGGATGGTCGTTCTTAGAAATTGGTGTTAAAGAAATTGACTTAAATAATATAAAACCACTTTCCAATGCAAGAAATGTCATTTTTACCGGAACACAAGGACGAAAAATAGTACCTGCGAAGGTAGTTGAAAACACTTCGGGAGAAGATAAAATGAATGAACAAACATTATCAAAACTTCAATTGGCTTATCGTGAATTTTTTAAGGCTAAGATGGAGGAATTTGGAATTAAATCACCTGTCGAATTGAAGACTGATGAAAAACGTAAAGAATTTTGGAATTCGGTTAAGAAAGAATGGCCTGCTGCTAAGAAAAATATTACTGAAGGAGTTTTTCGACAAGCCATACGTTCATATATTGCTGAATTAATGGATAATCCTGATGTGGAAATTGAACCAATTGAAACTGGCGAAGTGAATACTAAGACTCATCATAAAGTCAACGAAGCTATGAAACCCGGCGTTTTATTTGATGTGCTTCAAGAGTATTGGAATAAATTGATGCCACTTCTTAGGGAAATGAAAAAACATTCTCCAAAAGGATACCCTCATTTGAAAAAGGCGATTGAACATTTAGACGACGCTATGAATGAACTTATGACAGATGCTAAACTTATGGATGGTGTTATAAAAGAAGGCTGTGACCCAAAAGAATTGAGAGCTGGAATTGCTGTTGAAATGGAACATACAGACGACCCAGAAGAAGCTAAGAGAATTGCTATTGACCATTTAAAAGAAGACCCAAAGTATTACAGCAAACTTAATAAGGCTGGATTAGTAGATGAGCCTGGTGGAAAAATGGATGAAGCATCTGATGCTAAGAGCATTACAATTGTGGACAAAGTAAAAAATAAAAAGACAGTTAAAAACATGACATCTAAGCAATTTTGGGCTTTTGATAAAAAGCTTCAAAAACAATTACAAACGTCAAATGATATGAATAAGGTTAGTTCTGATTGGAAAAAAGGAGAAATTGTAGTTGAAATAAATGAACAGACAACTCCAATGTGTTGTAATGAATGTGGAAATAAATTTAAGAAAAAACTTGGAAAAAATACATTTGAAGTAAAGTGTCCTAAATGTAAAAGTTATGACACAGAACCATGTTAAATAAAAGGAGGTCAAATGGCTAAAAAGAATAAACTTGGTACTATAAAGCCTAAAGAAATTCAAAAAAGAATTCACGGTGTACATGAAGATAAGATACAAGTAGGTTACACAAAGGCTGAAATACGGCGAAAAGAAGGCGAACGATGGACAGATGACGACGGAAAAGAATGGGAAGTGAAAAATGGAATAGTAATGAGTATTCCCAAATTTCAAGATGTTAGAGTACCATTATTCTGTCCAAAATGTAAAACTGTTATGGGAAAACGTTCAAAGGACGTGGAAGTTTATTATAAGTTTGGATTTTGTCTTAATTGTTTAATTGAACGTGATGCTCAAATGATGCTTGATGGTACAATGGACAAATATGCTAAAAAATATGTTAGAAGTAAAAAACGTGGTTATTATGAAGAAATGAAAACGGCGATTACAGAATATTTGAAAGCACTTGAAGGAAAAAACCATTTAGAATTCGTAAATGAAGATGGTAAGATAGAAAAATGGGAAGGTGATTTAGATAAACTTCGAGATTTTTGGGAAAAGGAATTGGAATCTATCAATGAAGAATTGGAGAAAATAGGAGAAAGTTAATGTTTGGTACTGAATATGGTATTTTATATTTGCTCTTGAATTTTTTAGTGATGTGTATTGGTATTATTGCTCACTTTTTCAAGAAAAAAATTAAAGGTGAAACGATTGACGATATAAAAAACTATTTCAAGTCACATTTTAGAAATACAGTATTATCAATTATAGGTGCTATATTTGGTTTTGTTTTATTGGTAACAACAGCAAGTCTTGGAATTATAGCAAGTTTTACTGTTGGTTATGCTGCTGATTCGATGTTAAATAAGGCAGAAGGAAATGCTAAGATAAATGGAACAGGGAACGGTAAATAATGGGTAAAGAATTTGAATCAGATAATCCAGTTATGTATGAAAATGGTGACGACTGGAAAAAGTATAAAATTTGGGTAATAGATAACATTCGACGACTTAGAAATGAAGTTGATGGATTACGTGACCAAGTGAATGATACTATTATGGCGAAATTAAATGATTTAGAAAATAAGATAACTGCTTTACAAGTTAAATCTGGTGTTTGGGGATTAATTGCTGGTTTACTTGGAGTAGTTATTGCTATGACAATAAAATCTCAATTCGGTCTTTAAGGAGAGAACGATGGACAATAAACAATGGAAAAAATTACTTCATGAAAATACATTAAATGAAGCAGAAAAGGCTAAGTTTAAAAAAGGCGATAAAGTCAATTTTATAGAATGGGGAGAACCATTACGAGACCCTAATACAATGAGTTATACTGGTAAAACAGCTCCTGATAAAAAATATCCTGATGTTATTGCTAAAGTTGAATATAGGGAATATAATGCTATGCAACAACAACGATGGGAATATTATTTAAGGAAAATGAAAAAATGGGTGCCTGACTATCAATTGGAGAAAAGATAATGGATAGAAATCTTTGGTATAAAATTTTTAGAAGTAATGCTATAGTTAGCGAAAAAACTGCTATTGGTAAATTTAGTGAAGACCCAATGAATTATAAAACTGCTAAAGACTGGGCTATGAGAAATCGTGACCTTAAAGATGTTAAAATTACATATGGAACAAGAACTAAGAAATTTTATGTTATTGACCAAAGCGATAGAGATTGGGAAAGATTTTCTGTATTTCCTAAAGAATTTGTCAAATTTAAAAATGAAAAAGACGCTATAAATACTTTAGTGAGTCCGAGGAGATTTTAATGGATAAGAAATTGTGGGATAAATTATTTCGCCAAAATTCATTGAATGAAGGAAGAAATGACCCTAATAAACCATCTGAAATTGATGGTAAACGAAAAGCTCAAGCAATTAAAATGATTTATAAAAAAGTATATCCATATACAAAAGGCATTTATCGTGACGAAGATTGGAGAAATATCAATAAGATATGGAAAGAATTTGATAATATGAATCTTGATTGGTGGATAGAAGAAGCCAAATATGGTAAGAACGATGAAGGTGTTCCCGTGAATAAAGAATGGAAGTTTGCTATTGAATATGAAAATGAACGTGGTAAAAAACAAAAGTTTGGCGGTCATGTAATGGCTCATGGAGCGGGAAGTGTAAAAGACCCATTAGATAGATATGACATAACAGTTGTATTGTGGTAAGGAGAATAACAATGGATAAAAAACTTTGGAATAAATTATTTCGTGAAAACACACTCGTTGTTGAAGGCAGAATTAAAGATGAACAACATCTTCTTGATTTGACGAAGAAATATATACGAAAAAATTATAAAAGTGAAGAACGAAAACATTTAGCTGATGTTGAAGAAAGTATGGCTGAAATGTGGAATTCTGGTGATATAAAAACTGATAGAGATTTGTATGATTCGATTGATTATTTAATGGATGATATAGGAAATGTTAATTATCCTATTTAATGGAGAATATAATGAGCATACGTAAAATAATACGTGAACAAATACGACAATTTTTAGCTGAACAAGACCCTGAAAAAGAAAAGGCTGAAAAAGAAAAGCAAGACTTGGAAAAACAAAAACAAGATTTTGCTCAGCAAAAATTAGATTTCCAGAAACAACAAGCCGCTGATTCTGATAGGGAAGCTGACCAAAGAGATGCTGAAAAGGAAAAGGCTGACCAAGAAAAAGAAAAGGAAGCCGAAGGCGAAGGTGGAGGTGAAGAAAAGAAACCCGAACCAAATATAAGTTTTAAGACACAAGGTCGCTTTTATAAAGATGCTATGGCTGATTTAGACAATTTACAATTAGCTGGTGGCGATTTATTAGACGACGATGAAAAAAATTATGTTGCTCTTGCTGTACAAGCTGCTGAAGGACGTGTGGATAAAGGTTTCGATAAGTTTTTAAGAAAAGGTAAAGCTGGTAATGTATATGGGAAGGATTTCAGTGACGACGACATAAAAAGAATAATAGAATTTTGTAAACGAAATGAAATAGTAAGATAAGGAGATTTAAAATGAAAATTACAATGTCGCAATTAAAAACAATTATAAGAGAAGAAATTGTTAAAGAATTATCTGGAGGAACTGTAGGTGAAATTGATTTTCCAAGATATGCTGGAGGATACGTGGTTAGTAAAGCATATAGTTTATTAAAACCATTTAAAGGCTGGGAAGATGGTATGAGTGGTAGTGATGATGGAATTGAAAATATTCAATGGAGTCTACCGGATGATGAAGATTGGTGGGATAACTTTATTGGTGTTGGAATAGACCCTACTACTGATGGTAAAAATGTTAAATTCGGATTGTCAGTAACTAAAGATGGTAAGTATGCTTATAGTACGGAAAAAAAGGTAAAGTTAACTGGTGATGTGAATAAAGATGCTAAACTATTTGTTGCTTGGATAAAACAATTATTTCCAAAAGTAGCTAAAAAATATTTTAATAAATAAGGTGAATTAAAATGGCTGATAAAACTATAAAAGGCAAATTTGGTAAATTTCGTATAGTTGGTCCTGTACCGAGAAAATTTAAAGCGGCTTTTGATGTAGCTTTACCATTTGCTAAGGAATTAAAAACTACACGAATTGGAAAAGAGGCTCGTGGATTACAATTCACATTTAGCGATAAAACTCATGCCAATAAATTTTCCAAGTATATGCAACAACAAGGACATAAAGTAATTATAGATAGACAATTTAGTGGTCAAAACATGGTTACTATCAAAGAAGAAATAAATAAACAAGGAGATAATACAATGAAGATTAAAATGTCTGAATTAAAGTCGATGATAGGCGAAATTCTTAAAGAGGAAGAAACTGCTTATCAAAAGTTTTTCAAAGAAAAACTTGCTAAATATGGTGTGAAATCACCTGCCGAATTAAAAGGTGATGAAAAGAAGAAATTCTTTGATGAAATTGATGCCGAATGGAAAGGTAAAGGTGAAGTTGAAGAAACTCTTGAACCGGTAAGTCCTGCTCAAGGCAATCCACTTAAAAGTGTGAAAGCTAAAAAGGCTGCTCGTATTCTTGCTTCTGAAGCAAAGGTTGAAGAATACATTCGTAAACTTGTTCGTGAAGAATTGAAGTTCGTTATGTTTAATGAAGTTCCTGGAACAGCTTCACGTAAAGTTGCCAAGAAAAGAATTACCCAAACTGGTTCTGCTGATAAATCATTATAATTAAAATTAAGGGGAACAGTTATGAAATTTTTTGAAAAAGTGGGTACTTGGATAGTTAGCATTCTTGCTATTGTAGGTGCTATTGCTCTTTATGTATTTTTGAGTAAAGATGAAGCCCAAAAGAAAGTCAAGAAACTTGACGACGAAATAAAGGATATTGAAAAGGATATTGAGGTTAAGGAAGAGGAACGGAAAAAATTGGGCGAAAAGGCTGATGGTCATGCTAACAAAGGCGCTGAACTTGATAAACAAATCAAGAAAGCTGAAGGTAAGAAAAGAAATCTTACTGAAAAACGTAAGATGTTAAAAGACATACTTGCTAAATATGGAGATAAATAATGAAAAAATTAATTATAACATTTTTGATTCTTCTATTTGCTGGTACTGGTTTTGCTCAAAATGACAAATGGATTAGAGTCGAAAAACAAGACTGGGAATTCGTTAAGAATACTGCTATGGAACTTGATTCTGCTTTAACTGAATGTCAAGAATTGGATAGTTTAAAGACGTTACGAATTTTTGAATATTCACAAGAAGTTGAGGCACTTAGGTTAATGAATCAAACGGCTGATAGTATTATGGTTATGAAGGATTTACAATTGGAAAAACGACAAGAACAAGTCGATATATTGAATGCTTCTTTACGAAAGAAGAAATTTGAAATTTGGATGTATCGTACTGGTGGTATTGCATTAATCATTATTGGTGGAATTTTAATAGTAGCGAATTAATATGACAAATCAATTAGTACAACAAAAGAAAACATTGAAGGAAATTATAGCTGAACAATATCAATTGTGTGCTAAAAGTCCTCAATATTTTATGAAAAAATATTGTTTGATACAACATCCGACGAAAGGAAAAATACCGTTTATTTTATATCCTTTTCAAGAAACGTGTTTAGATGAATTTATGATGAATCGTTATAACATTATTCTTAAGTCAAGACAATTGGGATTGTCTACACTTACAGCGGCTTACGCTTTGTGGCGAATGATATTTAAACAAGATTTTCAAGTTCTTGTAATCGCTACTGGTAAAGACGTTGCTAAGAATCTTATTACCAAAGTTCGTATTATGTATCAAAATCTTCCAACATGGTTAAAGATTCCAGCTGATACTGATAATAAAATGTCATTAGAACTATCAAATGGTTCACGGATTGTTGCTATTTCAAGTGCTCCTGAACGTGCTCGTTCTGAAGCTCTTTCATTATTGATTCTTGATGAAGCGGCTTTTATTGATAAGGTTGAAGAAATTTGGACAGCATCTCAACAAACGATTGCTACTGGTGGTGATTGTATTGTACTTTCAACGCCTAATGGTATGGGTAATTGGTTTCATTCCATGTGGCTTGAAGCTGAAGAGGAAGCCAATGGATTCAATACAATTAAATTACACTGGACAGTACATCCTGAACGTGACCAAGCTTGGAGGGATGAACAAGACAAGAAACTTGGTAAACGTAAAGCGGCTCAAGAATGTGATACTGACTTTCTAACATCTGGTAATACTGTAGTTGATATGAATATTATTCAATTTTACAAAGAAACCTTTGCTAAAGAACCACAAGAAAAGCGTTCTATTGATAAAGGACTTTGGATTTGGGAATATCCAGATTATACAAGGTCATATGTTATTACTGCTGACGTTGCTCGTGGAGATGGAAGCGATTATTCTGCTGCTCATGTATTTGATATTGAAAATATGCGACAAGTTGCCGAATATAAAGGACAAGCTCAAACTCGTGATTATGGTCGTTTATTGGCTGCTCTTGGTGTTGAATATAATAATGCTATGGTTGTGGTTGAACGTGAAAACGTCGGTTGGGATACAATTCAAGAATTGATTGATATAAATTATCAAAATCTTTTTTATTCATCTAATGACCTACAATATGTTGATGTACATCGACAAATGACTAATAAGATACGTGCTCAAGAAAAGAAATTAAAACCTGGTTTTGCTACGACAACTCGAAATCGTGCTCTTATTATCAATAAACTTGAGCATTATTTTGAAGATGTAAATATGGAGACACAAGAAACAAGTATTACTGTTTTCTCACAACGTTTGCTAAATGAACTTCAGACATTTATCTGGAAGGATGGAAAGGCTCAAGCACAAAGTGGTAGGAACGACGACTTGATAATGGCACTTGCCATTTTCTTATGGGTTAGAGATACTGCTTTAAGATTAAGACAAGAAGGTATTGACTTAACAAAAATGATTTTAAATAAGATTGGGAAATCTCCACAATTCGAAGGTATTTATCGTCCAGATGAAGCAATACGACGTGATGCTTGGAGTCTCAAACTTGGAAAAGAAAATGTTAAATTAACGGATTATTTATAATGATACGGCTTATGGACATACTCGCCGAAGAATTACCTGAAATTTTGGATGAGGCTCGATACGTTTATGTAGTTCGTAATCGAAAGAAAAAGAAACGACTTGCACCAAGACCAGGATATAAAGTGGTAAATGGTAAGTATAAGAAGATGACTGGTTCAGAAAAAATGAAACGTAAAATAGCTGCTCGAAAAGCTGCTAAGAAACGTAAGGCTAAGAAGTCACAAATTAAACGTAAAAGAAATTTATCAATGCAAAAACGTAAATCAATGGGTTTGGGGAGAAAATAAAATGGAAACCGTAATAGACAAAGTAGCCAAAGAAGTCAAAGACAAATGGGCTAAAGTTTTACGCGACCATAAAAAGTTATCTATTGAAAAGAAGATGCAAAAAGTGATTCATATACCGTTAAAGGATGTGAAGAATATAATTGTTGAGGAAAAAGTATGAGTTTAATAACTGAGTTACCACACGCTGAATATGACGGTGAAGGAATTGATGCAATAGACTTTCGACTTGAAAAAATGCCGATGTCGGCTGACGACAAAAAGAAGTTTGCTAAGGCATTTTTAAGTGGTAAAGGTATAATTGGATTAATGCCAAAAACTAATAAGTATCTTCTGTTTACTCCAAATGATATTAAAGTATTAAAAAATAAACCAAAAGACAAGTCACTTGTATTACCGCCAAATTGGCAGAAATATGCTGTGATTTTAAGAGACTGGAGTATTAATATGAACAAAGAACGTATTAAAGAAATCCTTCGTCCAATTGTTAGAGAAGTTATGTTAGAAAAATGGAAAGACGATGTTGATATTAAAAAAACAGGTGAACACGCTGATAAAACAATTGAACAATTGAAAAAAGAAATTGAAGCTCTTCGTGGAAAACCTGGTAATAAAGAAAAAATGGGTGAATTAATTTTTGCTTTAAGAGCAAAACAAGGTTGGAAAAAGGGCGAAGGTTCAACTGGTTTAACGGAAGCCAACATCAAAGACGATGCTAATAAGTTGATTGCTGACTTGAAAAAGAAAGGATTTATTAGAGATGGACAAACCGAAGGTAAAGCTGGTTCGGTTGCTGGTGGTGGAAAGTTCAAAATATGGGCTGTATTACCAAAAGATTATAAAACTTTCAAGAATCAAGTTAAATCAACGTATAAAAAAGTAGGTGAAACTCAATTGGGATTAGACCAATTTCAATCTCCATACGGGTTTTATTTTTGGATGTGGAATGACGATGGAAGTCATGCTTACTTACAAGTACGTCGGAAAAAGAAATAAATTATAAATAAATATTTATACTTAGGTAAACTATAATTAAGAGGTAAAAATGGCTGAATCAACTGTATATAGAAGTTTAAAGAAATTATTTTCTTCTGATGTTATCGTAAGAAATATCGGTGGACGACAATTGAAGGTTATAGACGTTGACCAGATTCAAAAGTTTGGTATGTCGAGTCAGAACGACCGTTTTACTCGTATGTACTCTACATTGAATTATAGGTTGTCGTCACAACAAGCACTCTACGGGATGGAATCACAAAGATTACGCCTGTTTAGAGATTATGAGGTTATGGATACAGACGCCATAATTGCTTCGGCTCTTGACATCTATTCTGAAGAAGCGACAATGAAAAATGAAATGGGCGAAATACTTAAAGTAAGAGCCGGAAATCATAAAGTACGTGAAGTATTAGAAAACCTTTATTATGACATATTAAATCTTGAATTTACACTTCCAACATGGATTAGGGGAATGTGTAAATATGGTGATTATTTCCTTAAATTAGATTTGGCTGAAAACTATGGAATTACAAACGTGATTCCTTTACCAGTTTATGAGTTAAAACGTGTTGAAGGTGAAGACCCAAATAAACCTAATATAGTTAGATTTTATTTGGAAGGTGGAGGTGCTAAAGGGGCTTTAGAAAATTTTGAAGTAGCTCACTTTAGACTTCTTAGTGATTCAAATTATCTTCCATATGGAAAATCAATGATAGAACCTGCTCGTCGAGTATGGAAGCAATTAATTCTTATGGAAGATGCTATGTTAATTCATCGTATCATGAGAGCTCCTGAACGTCGTATATTTAAAGTCGACGTTGGTAATATTGCTCCTCATGAAGTCGATGCTTACATGAAACGTATTATTGCTCAAGTTAAAAAAGTACCTTATATTGACCCAGAAACTGGCGAATATAACTTAAAATTTAATATGCAAAATATGACTGAAGATTTCTATTTACCTGTACGTGGTGGAGACAGTGGTACAGATATAGATAATCTTGGTGGTCTTGAATACAATGCTATCGAAGATATTGAATATCTAAGAAATAAAATGATGGCGGCTTTAAAAGTACCTAAAGCATTTCTTGGATATGAAGAGGAAGTTGGAAGTAAAGCGACATTGGCTTCTGAAGATGTTCGTTTTGCTCGAACTATTGAAAGAATACAAAAAATTATTGTATCTGAATTATATAAACTTGGATTGATTCATCTCTACATTCAAGGTTTTAAAGGAAATGAACTTGTTGATTTTGACCTTGAATTAACTACTCCATCCATTATTTATGAACAAGAAAAAATAGAACTTTGGAATTCTAAAGTTTCTCTTGCTCGTGATATGAAAGATTTAAAGATGTTGAGTGAAAAGTGGATTTATAAAAATATTTTTGATATGTCTGAAGATGATGTTATTGACGAAGAAAAGAATGTTATCGAAGACCAAAAGAAAAATTATCGTATGGAACAAATTGAACAAGAGGGTAATGACCCTGCTGAAACAAATCAAGGATTTAGAGATGGTGAACAAACTGAACAATTTAATTTGAAATACGATACAAAGAAAAATAAATATTATGAACCTGTCGACCCTGTTAAAGATGGTCGACGAGGAGAAAAATCAAGAACACGTAAAAAGGATGAACCTTTTGGCGAAGACCCAATTGGACAAAAAGATTATGGTAAAATCCTTAAACTTGATTCTGAATTAAATGGTACAGGTAGTGGATATGATGCTAATAAGAAAAAACATTTATCTCGTCGATTAAAACGTGCTGAACAAACACTTGGAAAAGATATTGCTGGTGGTGATAAGAAAGTTATTTCTGAAACTGATTTGACTAAATTAAAAAATTATTTTAATGTTAAAAAGAAGAAAGTCAATGAAAAGAAAGAGGCCAATAATATAAATATAGACGAGGAAATTAAAGACAATAAATAAGATAAATAATTGAAACTTTTAAGTATAATATTTATATATGGAAAATACTAACAATTTAATAGAAAAAAAATCTAATAA